GTAATGATCCTGGTGGGTTAGATGCTTATGGTGGAGCTGGAGCAACAAGTTGTATCACAGGATCACCAGTTGCAAGAGCTGGAGGAGGTGGTGGAATTTCAGGTGGACCAGGTGGAACTGGTGGTGGTGGAAATGGTGGAACTGATTGTAGTACGGCAGGAACTAGTGGATCTGCTAACACAGGTGGGGGAGCAGGTGGTGGAGCTTCTAACACGGATGCTGGTGCTGGTGGAAAAGGAATTGTCATTATAAGATACAAGTTTCAATAATAATGTTTGAAAGAGGTTATAAATAATAAAAAGGAATAAAAAATGGCGGCAATAATAACAAATAAATTTAGAATACATAACGCAGAAAAGTTTACAACTGCGTTAACAGGTTCTTCAAATGTCTTTTATTTAGGAATAGGTAGACCACAAGGGTTTACAACTTCAACAAGACCTGATAGTAGAACAGAAAATGAAGGATCAGATGCTTCTCCATTAACACCTGTAGATTCAATACAGGAAGAGTTTTATTCTTTTGACGATTTGATCGCCGCAAAAAAAGTGGCAACTTCAGATGTATCATATGTCATACCAAGAAGAAACTGGACATCAGGTACAGTTTACGACTATTATAGACACGATTACGGAAATAGAATTACAGGTACAACAACTACACAAACATCAGATAGTGGTGCTTCAACATTATGGGATTCTACTTTTTATGTTTTAAATAGTGAAAATAGAGTTTACAAATGTTTAGATAATGCTGGTGGCGCAACATCAGATTACGAACCAACTGGCGATAGTAATAATATCATTACAACTGCAGATGACTACAAATGGAAATTTATGTATGAATTATCTGCTTCACAACAAGTAAACTTTTTATCCACAGATTTTATGGCCGTTGCAACAAATTCAACAGTTGCCGCTGCGAATACAGATGGTGAAGTTAACATAGTAAAAATTAAATCAGCAGGTTCAGGTGCTTCAGTTAACTCTACATTTACAAATATAGATATTCGAGGTGATGGATCAGGTGGTAAAGTTTCAGTAACCACTGCGGGTGGTGTTGTAACAGCAGTTACAGTTACAAATGCTGGTTCAGGTTATACTTACGCTTATATTAGAAACGCAGATATTGTATCTGCTGGCGCAACTGACTTAACAGGCGCTGAATTAGATTGTATTATAGAACCAAAAGGCGGACACGGTGAAAATGCAATTAAAGAATTAGGTGGTTTTTATGTAATGTTAAATGTTAACTTTGAAGCTGGCGAGGCTTCAAATACAGGTGACTTTACAACTGCAAATGATTTTAGAAGAATTGCTTTATTAAGAGACCCTAACAATTTTGGTGGCGCATCTGCTGCTACTTCAACAACTTTAAGAGGAACAAAAGCCGTAAGGTTTGCTGCCTCTCCTACACCAGGAACATTTACAGTTGATGAAGAAATCAATCAAGCGACAACTGGCGCTGTAGGTAAAGTAGTAGAATGGGATGCAACAAATAGAATTTTATATTATGTACAAACAAGATTTAATGATGAAGGAGCTGATAGTAATGGTAATTTAACAGCATTTTCTGGTACTAACGTTATCACAGGTCAAAGTTCTTCAGCATCTGGTACGCCAAGTTCAACAGCAAGTGAAACTGCTGATAATATTACGTTTACAAGTGGTTACGCTAATCCAGAGATTGAACCTGATGATGGAGATGTTATATACATAGAAAATAGATCACCAATTACAAGAGCTTCAGATCAGACGGAAAATGTTAAATTAGTAATTGAGTTTTAAAGGGGAAATAAATGCCAAGTCCAACAGACTTTAACCTCTCGCCTTACTTTGATGATTTTGATGAAGCCAAAAAGTTTCACAGAATACTTTTTAGACCAGGTTTCGCAGTTCAAGCGAGAGAGTTAACACAACTACAAACGATTCTTCAAAACCAAGTTGAAAGATTTGGTCGTCATATATTTAAAGAAGGATCAATGGTTATCCCAGGTGATATTAATGTTGACAATCAAATTAATTTCGCAAAACTAGAAAACACATTTAATGAGGTAAGTGTTACAACTTATCTAACTCAATTTAGAAACAAAATTATAACTGGTGCCACTTCAGGTGTTAAAGCTGTTGTAAATGATACTTCAGAATGTACTTGTATGGTTGCTGGTGATAGTGATATTCCATCATTATTTTTTAAATACACAGATACAGCGTCAGATGGTGAAACAAAAAGATTTTTACCAGGTGAAACAATCACAGCATTAGCCGCAGATAATACAACTGCAAATAACTATCGTTTAACAGAAAATCAATCAAGTGATATATCTGTTACAATTAAAACACTTGGTGATGATGGTACTTCTGGTACAACTTACACACAAAACGCAGTAAGAGATGTTATTGGTTTAGGTTATGTTGTAGAAGTAAAAGAAGGTGTATTTTTTGTAGATGGAACTTTTGTAAAAAATGATGAATTACACTTGTACATTTCACGTTTTAATAACACTCCGTCATATAGAGTAGGATTTGAAATAACAGATCAAATAATTACTTCAGGTGACGATGCCAGTTTAAATGATAATGCGACTGGAAGTTCAAACGTCAATGCGCCAGGTGCACACAGATTAAAAATAAATTTAGCATTAAAAAGATTACCTTTAGAATCTGAAGATGAAGTAAGATTTGTAGAATTAGTAAGAGTTAAAAATGGTGTTGTACAAAGAAAAATTACAAGATCAGAATATAGTGAATTAGAAAAAACATTTGCTAGAAGAACATTTGACGAATCTGGTAATTATGAAGTAAACAAATTTTTAGTTTCTATTAGAGAACACTTAATAGATGGAAATAATAATGGTGTTTTTCCAGCAACTCCAGCGACACCTGTTTCGGGTGTAACTTATGGTGACGCAAATAAAGTTGCTATGGTTATTGATCCAGGTAAAGCATATGTTGAAGGTTATGAAATAGAAAATACAGTTTCACAATATATCTCAGTAAATAGAGCAAGACCAATAAATGGTGTTGAAAATGGTCACGTTGCTAGATTAGACGACCAACCAGTAGGAACACCAATTGGTAATTATATTTTAGTAGATACTGTAAGAGGTGCTCCAGGTATAGACACTTTTGAAACAGTTTATTTATGGGATGGTTCAGATGTTTATGACACTCCACCAACAATAGGTTCATCTACAAACGCAAGTAAAACAGGTTTAATTGGTACTGCTAGAATTAGATCGTTTCAATTACATAGCGGTACTTATTCGTCATCATCTTTATATAGATTATCTTTATTTGATATTAAATTAAATAGTGGAAAAAGTATTGAAAGAGATGTTAAATGGGTTACAGATGCAGGACAAACAGGTGTAATTAATTTTTATGCTAATACAGATCAAACGTCAGATACAGTAGTAGTTTCTGGATCAGCAAATGGTTCAATTACAAGTTCTGGTGGTGATCCTATCACAGGAACAGGTACATCTTTTATATTAGATTTTCAAGTAGGTGATGCCGTAATAATGGGAGGTAACTTTGTTGGTTATGTTGCTTCTATTACAGATAATAATACTTTAGTATTAGATAGAGAATTAACAGCAGATTTAATTACAGTAACAGGTACTCTTACAATTGAAAGAGGAAATACAAAAATTTATGAACCAAAATATGCTAATTTATTATTCAGAACAGGTTTAAATAATACAAAATCTTTAAGAGGTTTTGATAGTGCTTCAGGACAAGATGTTAACTTTTCAAGTTCACACGAAGTACGTAGAGTTATTACCAACACAGCAGATGGTTCAGGTGATTGGTCAGCAACTTTAACAAACACAAATGAGTTCTTTTTAACAGATCAAAATATAAACAACTATACATTATTTGATAATGTTACAAATCAAATTGTTAATTTAACTGCTGCGGATATAGCTTTTGATGATGACTCAAATAGAAAAACAGTTACTATATCTGGTTTAACTTCAAGTAGAAGTTATACTTTAATAACAACTGTACAACAAACAAATTTAGCAGCGAGAGAAAAAATTAAGACTTTAACTACTACGACAATTACAATTACTGGCGCTAAAAATGTGACAGCTAAAAATGTGTTATTAAATCACGCAGATGTTTATAGTATAACTTCTGTGTCAATGACACCAGGTAATTTTTCAGCATATTCATCATCAAATTCAGTTGATGTTACAGATAGATTTAATTTAGACACAGGACAAAGATCAACACACTATCAAAAAGGTGCGTTAACACTTAAAGAAAGCGCTGGAGCAATCACAGGTGCGTTAAGTGTAACTTACAAATATTTTGCTTATAGTGGTTCTGGTAATTACTTTAGTGTTGACAGTTATCTTTCAACTATTAACTATGAAGACATACCAGCGTTTAAAGTTACTCAAACAGATGGAACACAACAAGAAATTTATCTGCATGATGTAATTGATTATCGTCCAGTTATAGAAGGTTCAAATTCTTTCTTACCACAAATACCAAAAATTGGTTCAGATTTTAATACACCAATTGCTAATTATCTACCAAGAGCAGATAAAGTATTTGTTGATAGTACAGGTCAAATTAATGTAATTGGTGGAACACCTGCTGAAGATCCAAAAGAGCCATCTGATCCTAAATCAGGAATGGTTATCGCAACTTTATTTTTACCTGCTTATACAAAACTAGCAAGTGATGTAACTGTAAAACAAAAAGATAATAGAAGATACACAATGAGAGATATTGGTTCTTTAGAAAGAAGAATATCTAATTTAGAGTATTATTCAAGTTTAAGTTTATTAGAAAAAGAAACAGAACAGCTATCTATCAAAGATGCAATTACAGGTATAGACAAATTTAAAAACGGGTTTATTGTAGATCAATTTACAGGTCACAATGTAGGTGATGTTAAAAACGCAGATTATCGTATTGCAATAGATAATCAAAATAGAGAATTAAGACCAATGCACTTTACAGATGCATTAGAGATTTCTGAAAACTTACAATCTGGTACTCAAAGATCAAGTCAAAATTATCAAAGAACAGGTGATATATTAACTTTACCTTATACTGAAAGTTCTTTTATATTCAATCCATATGCAACAAGAGCAATTGATGTTAACCCATATAAGATTGGTGCGTTTAGAGGAGAGATTACTTTATTTCCAGAAGGAGATAACTGGAAAGAAACAGATAGAAGACCAGATTTAACTGTAACAGATGATAATAATTTAGATGCAATTAGATTTATTGCTGACACTTTAGGGGTTACAGGAACACAATGGAATGAATGGCAAAATAACTGGACAGGTTCATCTACAGTAGGTGGTAGTCAGTTTCAATCAGGTAATGCTATTTTCCAAAATACAATTACTACATTTACAGGAACAGCAACAAGAGATGGTATTAGAACATCTGCTGTAACTTCAACAAACTCTATAAATTATGGTGATAGAGTAGTTGATGTATCTTATATTCCTTATATAAGACCAAAACCCGTAACATTTGTTGCTAGAAATTTAAAACCAGATACTAAATTTTATGGTTTCTTTGACCAAACAGATATTAATAGTTTAATTAAACCTGCAGATAAATTTAATTTAACAAAAGTTTCAGGTGCTGCTAATTTAGACTTTACACTAGAAACAGCTGAAGGTACAATACTTGCTGACGATCCAGCGAGATCAGATGAAAATGGTATTATTCAACAAGCATTTGCTGTAGGAGATGTAATTAAAAACAATACACATATAGCAA